TCTTCCCATGCAATTCCAAAGCGAACGAATACTGTATATTCTACAGTGTCCTTCTTTGGTACATAGAAACGGTTTACAGTGATATCTCTCTGGAAGCCCCAAATACGGTTCTGTGGGAATGTTAGGTCAACAAATCCTGCAGGGTAGTAAGGAACTTCAAGAACAGGTACACCTAGAACACGAGTCTGACGTGCTCCACCAAAGGTCTGGTTTGCACCACCGATAAACTCGTTACGAGTGTTCTCGGTTGAACCAATGGTTGAGTAGACTGTAGCATTGTTCTTAACGATGTTAGCAAATGTGTCTGTACCAGCATAGAACTTTAGTCCGTTTGTGATGGCACGGTATCTGCGAGGCATAGCCAAGATAAGTGCTTGTAGTCTTTCAGTTGTCCAATCAGTGAACGCAGCATTTGACCCAACTAGAGTTGAGTTAATTACTTCGTGTGCACTTCCAAGGTTTGAACCAGAACCAACGTTAGGGTTGGTCTTCTCCAAGTTAATGAATCCATTCATAATGCTTAGGAATGAACCTGTTGAACCGTCACCGTTAATGGCTAGGTCTTCGATGTCATTACCGAAAGCATTAGTCATTAGACGAACTAGGTGGTCCTCCAGAGCAGCACCCTCGATGTTATCTTCGAGTGACTCTGCAGAAACTTCCCAGTCTAGACGAATCTTCTTGGTTGTTAGTTCTACCTTAGAGAAAGTAGCACCTGTGTTAGTGTATGTTGAAACACCCTGGCTTGCAGCACGAATAACACGGTCTCCCACGTTAATCTTCTCAAGTTCCATTGTGTTTGCTCTCATCGTAACTCTACGTCCATCCTGTGCAAGTGTAGTAGCGTCCCAAACATAGTCGATAAATCGTCTTGCCTGTTCAGGGCGTAGGATACCAGTACCTGGATAGTTATTGTTGGAAGTAGATGATGGGTTAACACCATTTGCTCCTGTGGTTACACCAAAGTTAGCGGTTGGGCTGTTACCTAGATAAGTTCCGTTTTCGGAAAATGACCCAGTTCCAGATGATACGCTATCTGCTGTACCGAAAGCACCTTCAGCGTTAGGGTATCCAGAAACTGGAGACGTACCTGAAGGCATATTTTTGATAATTTCTTCTGACATTTTATTTTTCACCTCCTAGTGAATTATTTTAGTAAATCGGATGTTGTGAGGAAACTTCCGCCCCATACTGATTTTTCCACCAGTACTGGTTCCTGAATGACCTCACCGAGGTCACCAGACTTACGGAAAGCGGTGTCTGCTTCTACAGCATCGATACGCTTTCCAAGATTGTTAAAGTCTGACTCTGCATCTGTAACCTTTGAGGTTACATATCCAAGTGACTTCTTTAGTTCGGCAACTTCATTCACTAGAGATGCATTTGCATCTGCTAGAGACTTTACGATTGCCGCAATGTCGCTAAAGGCTGTTGTAACTGTTGAACCTAGTTCTGAAACTGCCTTAGCAATAACTTCCTCTGAACCTGGAACTACATCTTCTACAACTTCTTCTACATGTGCTGGCTCGGCTACTGGAGCCTCTTCAACAACTTCTTCTGTAGCAGGAGCGTCAACTACAACTTCTGCCTCTGGAACGACATCTACTGATTCAACGTTTACGTTTTCATCGGTCATGTTATCATTCTCCTTTTTAATAGTCTTAGAAGTATTAATGCCTTTAGCACTATCTACTAAGAACTTTATCATGTCAAGTTTGTCAGCATCTGACTTCTCGACAAAACCTATGTTCTGCATTTGATTTCCATTTACTGGACTTACAGCAGTTTCTTCTTCTGAAATTGTAACCAATCCTGATTCTTTGTCCCAGAACACGTTTTCTAGAATTGCTTCTGTACCCTCACCAGTAATAGTGTCAACGCCATCTACCTTTTCGACTGATAGGATGTTTGCAAACTGATTTGCTGGACTATCAACAAGGGATAACTCAACCAAGTCATAGTCTTTAATAATACGAATAGCAGAATCGCTCTTCTCATCATAGCCATCATCCCACTTATTCATTTTACCGCCAATAGAGAAACCTGTGTAAGTTCCATCTAGAACTTTCTCCCATGCATCCTGAGCACCCTTTGAAACATATGCTGATACATAAATACCTTGATAGAACTTCTTTGTCTCTGGGTCAAAGTACTTATCTTCTTTAAATGCTACCATCTTGCCTACCGCTTTTGGCTGGTGCATCTCACGAATGTTACCACGAAATTTTGAGAAGGCTGAAAGAGATGCCTCTGGAGTAACAATGTCGTTCTGCTTGTCAATGTTATCAAGCGTAGCAAAACCAGACACGATTCTACGTTCTGCGTCTACCTTTGTGAGGGGCATAGAGATACGGACATTATTTCCGTCAATGTCAAAATGTGCTTTTTGAATACTCATAGTATTAATTATAGCCCCTTTTTATGAAAGTGTTATGCAAATGTTATTATACCACTTTTTTAGGAGGAGCGTCTCCCCTCGCCTTTTGGATTTCTACCAGCGGTAGTTGCAGTGTTATCTGCTTGAGCCTGTTGGCGTTGAGCATCTCGTTCTCTATTTCCTGCATTATTAGCATTTGCATCTGCTGCTTGACGAGCAGTAGGCTGAACCATTGAATCGCTTTCTTCACGCTCTGGCAGATTAAGAACTTCACGAGCCTCATTAGGAACCATAATCTGGTTCTTAACATAGTTAGTAAGAATCTGTGACTGAGCCAATTCATCAGTAAGTGTAAGTTCGTTAAATTTGAATTCCAGAACATCTGTCTTTTCACGAATAATCTTATTAAGAATCTTTTCTAGATTGCGTTGTGCTGGTCTTGCCACCTGCTCCTTAAAGGTGCGGTCTTGTGCAAGCGAGTCAGCGATAGAAGATGAACTACTGCCACCAAGTTTTGAAAGTGGTACTTGGTGAGCAACTAGGATATCATCACGGTTCTGGTCACGATACTTTGAGAATGAGCCTTCTTGAACACCATTCTCAATTGGTTCCATCTTAAACTCTACCTTGTTTGTATCTGAGTCTCCAGGAAGAGGGATATACAAGGTTCTGTGTGACTGCCCCTTTAGACCAGTCTGCAAGAAGCGGAATAACTTGTCTTCTGCTTCCTGTGTCAACTGTGCACCCTTTAGGGTTACGATGTAACGAGGAACAGCCTTGTTGTTGAAGTAATCAATGTTGTATTGTGATGCCAGCATGTCTCCCAATAGAGATGGCATAGCAGCCATGATGTCTGGAACACCGTAGAAAGTATTTAGTGGAGAGTATTCCTTAATGTGGATAATCTCGTTTGGTCGTGGGTCATCTGTAATGTAGTTGACGTTCTTTGCCCCGAAGTTACGGAAATAGACTACCTTGTTTGCAATAATCTGGACATAGCCATCACGAAGTCTGCGTACACGCATTGTTGATGCTGGGATGTGACCGATGTAACCAATTTCGCCAGTTACAGTTCTTCCTACTTCAATGTATCCGTTACCCATAGCGTGAACATCTGTGAATACCTTTTCCAAAACTGAGGTAAATGATTCATCCTGGTTTAGTCCTTCTAGCCAGTCACGAAGTTGAACCTTTAGTCTTTCAATACGCTTACGAGCACGAGCCATCTGGTCTGCTGTGGCTGCCTCAAGTTTTAGGTTAGTTCTATCTGATACAACAAAGTCATAGCCAAGACCAACAGTGTTTTCTACCTTTGCGTCAATGGCAGCGTGGTTGGCAAACGAGGTGTCATAGTAGTTTGCAAGTTCATAAAGGTTGTATGGTGGAGTAATTACGTCAAACAATGCATATGCATTACGAAATACCACTCCAGGATTGATGGCGTTAGAACGTGCACCACCAACACCAGTCTGAATAGCACCAGCAGACTCTAGATAAGCGTCATCGCCAAGAGCCTTTGACATTCTTGAACTTCTACGCTTAAAATTAGGCTGCATTCCAGCAAGACCTTTGATGTCTTCCCAAGACTTAGTAAATGGGTCTAGTCTTTCAAATTCATTTACAACTTCTTGTGCTTGGTCTAGGCGAGCAGGAATGCTTGCGTATTCATAAAAACTCATTAATCGTCACTTCCAAATTGGTTAAATGTCTTTTTTGCATCTATTAGTGCACCAAGGTCTGTTTCAGATGGAATATATCCCTGAGCCATACGGTCAATCTGTTCGCTATATTCTTCGTCAGATACTTTACGAACATTGGCAAAGAATACTGCCTGACCATCTGGCTGTCCTAGCCAAGCAGCCTCGTTACGAAGCAAAGCAATTCTTGATTCATCGCCCTTCATGGAGTCAATGCAAAGGGCATTTCCTTCTCCATCGGTAAACATTTTACCTGAGCGTAGTTGCCAAACATAGATTCCATAGTCTGAAAAAGGTTCTTCTACGACAGAAACCCTTGTTTTGCCAATTTGGTTGGGCATGACTTGACCAATATCTTTTGTAGTATCTATATTCATAACCACTAGTATACCATATTATATAGGACTTTGTATTTTTGAAACCTTGATTATATCTTGATATGTCTTGTATTCGTAGTTTCCAAGTTGTAATGGTATGATATCATCTATGGTTTCAGCAACTGTTGAATTATTTACCTGAGTTATTGCACTTACCCCAAAGAATGAGTTCCAAATATCTGTGACGCTTCCCTGCGGTCTTGAATTTGTTTTAGTAGCATACACATCTTGCCAAGTAAAAGAATTTGATGTATAGTTATACCAGTTAACATTATCTATGTCATTCCAATAGTTGTATGTAGTATATTGGACTTGTTCTGCTGTATTTAAACAATAATAAGAAAAATTAGAAATATTTGTAGCAAGTCCTGTTCCAGAAACTACTTGAAAGAATGAATCGATTGAGGAAACTGGATTCAAAAATTCTAGAATTATGAATGTCCATTGGTCTTTTTTAAATTGACAATCATTAAGTGGTGTTCGAATTCTGTTTTGATAAATATTTATGGTTTTTTTAGTCTCAAGTTCGGAAGTAACGTTTAATTCGTTAGGTCCAGAATAAAGAACAAGTTTGTTTGTATCCTCTTTGCCAGGAACAAACTGTACCTTTATTTTATAAAATCTTCCATTTGCTTTCATTTGAAACAATGTTGTTGGCGTATTGTCCCCATATTTTTTTCCAGATGTTTTAAAGAAAAACATTATACTTTTTATAGTATTTGAACTTGAAGACATTGGAAACTTTACTAATTTTGTGATTAATGCTGCCATTATTCAATACCTCCTACTTGAATTCCACTTTTATTGTTTAAATTTAGATATGATGTTGATTCTTTTGTAATCAATATGCCAGCATTATTTTTATAATCTATCTGCCCATTTTCATCTAGAGAATAATGCTCTACTGGATTTCCAGATATTGATGTGATTGTAGAAACATTTTCCGCTTCAAGCGTTTTTGCTGCTAACTCTAAATACTTAATTTTAATTGGTTTTGTATAAACATTACAAACTATATTCATATGTATCACCACACTATAATTTTCAACATTGATGTCTGATGGAACATATACCAATGTGTGGTCAATAAATTCATATTTTTTATTAGCCCAAGATGTTCTGGCATCAATTGTTCTATTTACTGGCAATGGTGTGATTGATGAAAATACCGTTTGAGATAAACCAGAATCGTTTGACTGAAAACTTATATATGTTTTTACTAGTTCATTAGATGTATCATATGCGTCATCCACAATAGTGGTTGCTTCTGGATAATCAAAATTTAATTGAAAAAAGTCTAAATCTAAAATATCTTCATAATATGAAGATAGGTTTGCTAATGGAACAGAAGATTCCCAATAAGATTTTGTTTTTATATTTAAAATTAAATTATCAAACAACTCCTCAGCAAACAGGGTGTATGTTGCAACATTATTCTCTAATGATGATTCTGGTAAAATAATTCCATCTTCATTAAAGTTTGAGGAAATCTCAGCGGAACTTGTTCGATTGCATACTCCGAGTTTATAAATATGTCCGTCAAATGTAAACTCTGTAGATGGCATTCCGCCTATATAAAGTTTTAGATTATCTTCTTTAAAAAATGATGAAAGGTCATAATTTATAGAATTCCTAAAAGTGTCTAAATTTATACCAATAGCAATTTTAGTATTTATAGTTGATGTAGAGGTTGCATATATTTCTGTGTCTTCTCCATTATAGTTAAAGATATAAGAAAGTTCTGAACCAGTTATAGACACTTTAAAATAGTTTTTTGAAAAATCATCATATATGGTTAGCAATCTTTGCTCTGACACCGATGAAGTTAATTTTTTTACAACAGCATATATTGATGAAATAGATTCTGATAAAATATTTAAATTGTCAAAATACATGTATGGATAAAGATTGTCGTATGAAGAATCTGGTTTTAAACTAATAAAGTTTGTTAGTTCATCTTGTATTGCATACTGCTCAGATATCCACTCAGTTTCTGTTTTTGTGCTTAAACTTAGTGTTGGTAGGCTATATGTAAGATTGCATAAAGCATTGTCTTTAACTGTTAGATTGTCAAATACCCTTGCCGAATTCCATTTTGAAGATGTTGGGAAGTTATAATTTTTATTATGATTTGCTGATGGGTATTGAAAATGAAACAGTTTACCATTATTTTGAATAGCCTTATTTTCTAAAATTCCTGTTTTTATTGCTTGTGCATATAAAAGTCTTTTCTTTAAAAATATCTGGTCTACAGTATAAGGATATATTGCAATTGTGTCAATTTCTATCGAACTTAATTCATCATAAGAATAAAAGCCTATCCAATCTTGGTCTTTATCTACATAGGTTCCACTGGTAGCAATTTTTTCTGGAAATGCCAATGTTTCATTACTGATATCAAGGCTTATAAGTTTTTCTGCGTTTATCCAAAGTTCTACTGTATTTCTTGTGTACTGAAGATTTAAAAGCATTACTTTAAACCATTCTCCAATAAAAACAGATTTATATAGATTTCCAACTTTAAGAGTAATAAAAGAGCCATCAATATAGATACCGTCATTTGATTGCAGAGGTCCAATGATTCTTTTTGGGCTAGTCGCATTTCCATTTATTCTAATAAAAGTTTCTAAATTATATGTTTTATTTTTTCCATAGTCATTTAGCAATCCAAATCCAGGAACTATCAACGATGGACCATCATTATTTGAAGATAAAACTGTTGTGTTTGAAGAACCATATACCATTGGAATAGAGGAATTTTGTGTGCATAGAATGTTATCTTTTACAATATAGTATGCTTTATTATATTCTGTCAAGTAGTCTTCTGCAATTATCCCATATGTCTCGTCTGTTGCTATATCTAATGGTAATGCTACTGGAGTTTGTCCAGAAGAAAAACCAGAAAATTGTGCTGAATCCTGACCAATATCAATTCCATTAATTAAAAAAGTTTTTTCGTAGTCTCCATCGTAAAAGATTTTTAATCTAATTTTTGCATTGACAACACTTCTGTCAAAATTTGCTGACAAGAAGTGCCATTCATCATTAAGTCCAGACAACCAAGCATCCGAAGCATCTGCCATTTCCCCTTTAAATGCTTCGCCACCAGGTTCATTTAAAGCAAGAATTTCTCTATATCTTAGTCCACTATCTATACGAAATCTTGTAGAATTTACTACCTCAACGATTCCTGCTTGGTCATATGCCCCAGGATTACCAGAATTTGGAACAGTTCCTGATACAGTAACGTAGTCTCCATTAGAAAAACCATGAGAACTGCTTGTCTCATATGTCACCTGTGTATTATCACCTGTTTTTCCAAAAACAGCAGAAATATTTTTTACTGTTCCAATCTGATATCCAACATTAACATATCTGATATCTGTACCATAAGAATATAGATTAAAAGTTATAGTGAATGGTTTAGAACTTGAGGTAAATGTTTCATTGCTAACAAGATATGCACTTCCATAAATATCTAATCCTCCAACTTCTAAACCAACTATTTCTGTACAAGGTCTGTCTGTGCGTGGCAAAACTATGTCTGATGGAGTTATATTAGTAACACTATCAGCATTAACGTTTGTCCAATTTACCAAATCTCTACCATTATCAGACATTAACTTGACATAGTA